TTCGCTGTATGAATTTCGTGCCGCCACGGAATTGATCCGAAGACCTTTTTCGTGGCGTCACGAATATGGTGTTCAGCCGTCATAGCATCCACAGGGGATTGGTGATTCGTCGGTTTCATCGAGGTAGTTCCAGAGCTTTCCTTGCGCATCGTCGTTGCTGTCCACATTCTCCCATCTGAGCGTTTGTCCGCCGAGTCCTCGGCCCGGAGATCGGAGCACCGCTCCTTTTTCGATAGCGAGCGCACGGGCGAAGTATTCGGGGTAGTTCTTTTTCAGTTGGAGAATTTCGCCGCGCTTCATCGCGGGACAGAAGAAGCAGGAGCTTTTCCCTGGCTGGGTCAGGCCGTGCCGCTTGATCGCTTCGATGCATTCTTGCCTCCTCCATCCCCATTCGATCAGCGCATACCATGGCCTTTGAATATCGGGACGGCTGCCCATTTCGTTTGCCGAGCGATGCGATTCCCCCGCGTCGAAGCCTATGGCTTTGATTGCTGGCGCATCGTTGACCGACCGGCCATTTTCGGCCAGCCACTCACTGATAGCCTTGCCGCCGTTGCTCCTGATTTTCGATGGGGCTTGCTGGAACGGGATGCCACGCGCCCGCAGTTCCTTGACGAGCCTTCCGTCTTGGACTTCTCCTTTGTATTTGATTGAGCATCCGCGCTTTCCATAAGCCAGCGACGGCAGCATGTTCATCCGCAGGCAGTTCTTTTCCAGTCCCTCGAATCCGCCTTGATAAGTCTTGCGGACAGTCTCGATTCCAATACCCCACCAGAGGCGGCACTGAGTATCCATTTCGAGGACATGTTCGTAGGTGTACGGCAGTTCGCCGCCCGTATCAGCGAACAGGATCAGATCGGGCTTGATGTCACGCTCGCGGAATCCGCAGAGCATCGCCGTCGAGTTCGTGCCACCCCCAAACGCTACGGCCAACAGCGAACAATTAGACGCACCTAACCCCTTGTCTTCCGTCACGCAATGGCGGCATGGCAGGTAGCGCCCGCACCCGCAGATAAGGTCTTCTGGTCGTGGATCGGGGTAGGTGGTCATAGGTCGTTCGGTCCACGGAATAGATCGCCTTGCGCGAGTTCGCGTTCTTTGGTGGTCATTTTCATGGCTTGGTCTTTCTGCTGATTCCGCGGCGTTCCATCTCGTCCCGGACGATGCCGAGCCGCCTGTGTTCCCAGGTGCCGCGTTTGTTGCTGAGCGGGTTATCCATCAGCGCGCCGTGGATGGCGGTGAGCGTTTTGTCAGAATATTGCCAGAGGGTTAGGCAATGCGCTGCGGATGGTCGGATCGTGCCGTTCATTCGTCGTCTCCTTCCTGTTCACGTTGTATCAACTCCTGCTGTTGCCGCTTTGTGACGGTGGCGAATGCGTCGTATCGCTCGATGATTTCAGGAAACGCCGCGATGAGCTTGGACTGGTTCTCCAAATCCGCGCTGCCGAAACAGCGGCTCAGGTCTTGCACGAATGTCCCGCCGCGCCGCCACATTTCGAGGCGGATTTCGTAGATGGAGTTTTCGAGTTTGGGTGGAGGTTGCATGTAGATGGTTCCGGTTTCTGAGTTCATGGCGTTTCGGTGTAGGCGTAGTCCGGCAGGTCGAGTTCCACGATGCCGTCCCATTGGCTCGGCCAGGTGTCGGTTTCCAGGCATTCGGCGAAGCGGGCGATGCCGCTCTGGTATTGCTGCGAGCCGAGCAGGATGGCGGCGAATGGCAGTTCGATGACGGCCACCGTGAATGGCGGCTTGTTGGTCACGAAGATGAATTTGAACCGCGTGCGTTCCTCCCTGCTGGCGATGTTCCAGCCGTCGAGATAACACCCGGCTTGGATGTGGTAGGAGTAGTCGAGGATGTGCCGTTGCAGCGCGCGTTTGTTTTCCAGCACGGATGGGGCGCAGGTCTTCAAATCCACCAGTGTGTCCACGGCGGCCGGCACGATGTCGATGAGTCCCTTGCTGGCGATGCCGAACTTGGTCTGATGGCGGAACGCCACCTGCGTCTGGGCGCCGTAAAGCAGGGCGGCCGCTATGTAGTGGTCGCGGACCGCATCGCAGCAGTCATGTGCTTCGGCGTGCGTGTCCTCGGTGACGATTTCCACGCCGGCGGATTCCATCTCGGCGAGCCATTCCCGCGCTTCCTTCTTGCGGAAGTCGGCGTAAGGGGAAACGACATATCTCGATTCGAACTTGTCCGGTTCCAGCAGCAGGGTGTCCACCAGCGATCCGAAGGACATCGAGCGGGTCTTTTCCTTCTGCTTGCGGGCTTTCCACATGCCGGGATCGGCGATGAAGTCGGTGATGAGCGACTTGGAAACCGCCTTGCCTTGTGCGGTGTCGAGCGTGTCGGACTGGGTGATATCGTCGGAGCGGTAGATGGCGAACGGCACGCCGTGGTGGATGCCGTTGTCGGGCCATGCGCTCATGCGGCACCTCCCGTCATCTCGGCGCGGCGAGCGCGGGCCAGTTCGGGGTTTGGCTTGGCGTTGATACGCAGGCCGGTGGTGGTCCCTCCGCCCTTGCCCGGTCTGCGGATGCCGTCTTGGACGTAGAGTTCAATATCCTGTCCGATCCATGCCTTCGTGTCCGCGCCGAATGCTGCCGATAGTGTGCGGCGGTTCGTCGCGTTGAGGATCATCTGCTTCGGGATACCGTTGAACGCGAGCGAGAAGAGGCACGCTTCCTTGCGCCCGCCTTCCATCTCGACGTCGTTATTCTGAACGACGGCGTTGATCTTGACCTTGACCGGGCCGACGCCGAGGAGGTCTTCACTTGCCAGCCATGGGCTGGTCTTCATGCCGGAAACTTTGCCGGTGTAGGGGGTTGAGTTCATGGTTGGATGAGAATTTTCGTGATGATGGCCAAGACGATGTAAGCCACGCCGAGGATGGATGTGTGGAGCAGTGCGCGTGTTGTTGGTTTCATATCCGCGGAATAGGGCGTGTTTCCCACTCGACCATGGCGGCCCGGTTGGCCTCGGCCGCGAAATGCAGGGCGTCGCGGACCATCCCGAGGAAATAGAACAGGCCCGTGAGTGTTATCAGATAGCAGATGACCCCCAGCGCCATGCTGTCCATGGCGACTCTGACGGACCACACGCCGGCGCAAACCGTGGCGGCGAGGATCATGGCGGCCTTGAGTGCCGCATGTTTGGCTTTTGATTGGAGATGGATGGATCGTTTCATGGTGAGTTGAGGTGTTCCCTGCCGCCTTCGATATTTGCCTGGCGTGATCGCGTTTGGGCATTAGCCATTGCTGGCACTTGGTCGCCACCCAGTAGGGCGGCAGGGTGATTGTTAGCTTTCGCAGAGGTGGAAATTGCCGATTGGTTCGCGGATGCCGCGGCGTTGCCAGAATCCGTCGCAGGCCGCCGCCATGTCTTTTGAGCCGATCCAGCGGGTGACCGGCTTGAATCCCACGGTGTGGCGCATGGTCGGGCGCATGGTCGGGCGCATGACACGGCCCTTGTATTTCTTGAGGCGGTTCATGGCGTGGCGAGTTTGTAGCTGGCAATGTTTGCGCCGTTCTTTGTGCGGCGGATGTTTGTATCAATGCGCCATCCTTCTCTGCGGAGGTCATTGATCCTGGCGGCAAGGCGTCCGATTGACATATCCGATGCCTGCGGTTGAGTGATACTGCGGCCCTTTTCGAGTAGCCGTGCGATGCGTTCAGCTTGTGTCAGTTTGGTTTTCATGGTTCGTGGTCGGGGAAAATCAGTTCGTCGTGGCCGAACGCGGCGTTGACCTCGCGGGCGATGGTTTGGATCGCGTTGATGCTGTCCTGCCACGCGATGAGCAGGGCGAAGGTGAGCAGTCCGGTGAGGGTGAAGATCAGGCCGATCATAGCGTGATGCAGTTATGTGTTTTCCTGATGGGTTTCGCCGCCCGCCGTGCCAGTTGCTCGCGGACCTTCGCCTCGTTGAACCGGATCGTGCGGCCCTCGCGGATGTCGGGAGTGATGATGCCGGCGCGCGTCCATTGCAGGATGCTTTCCTTGGAAACGCCGAGCGCGGTGGCGAGGTCGGCGGGTTTCATGCCTCGGTGCCGGTCAGTTGTTTCCTGATCGCCTGCTCGACGAACCCGGACAGACTCATCCCGTTCCGGGCCGCGGCTCGTTTGGCGAGTTTTACGGCGTCGACCGTCAGTGAAAGAGACGGGGTGATTCGGGTGATGCCGCTCTTGGGGCGGCCGGGCTTTTTCTTGGGGGATTTAAGTATCGCGCTCATTGCTGTCGCAAATAAATACCTACGGAATACCTATGGCAACAACATTTTTCGTGGGTATTGTGTAAGTAATTTTTCTATTGACAAAAATCGGTTGATTTCATTGGCGCCCGGCGCGATTCTTAGTCGTGCCCCATAACCCAACAAAAAAAACAAAAAGGCCCGGACGGCCGCGAATGAGAGAGGAGAATAAAAAAGTTCGTCCTAATTTCTCATTGTCTCACGATGCGCTCACCCTCCTGCGGTGCAAGGCCGAGGAACGCGGCGAGTCGATGTCCGGCCTGCTGGAGCGGGTGATCCGCGACCACATCAGTGGCATGTAATATCCCGCTCTCAGCGTGCCGCGAAATAAGCCGCCCCGGCATCCGGTGTGACGGCGCGCGCATAGAAGCTGAAAAGGGTGCGACTTCCCGCCGTGTGACCCATCACCGCCTTGGTGGCATCCTCCCCCTTCCATGCCAGGTAGTGGCTGGCGAAGCTGTGGCGGGTGCAGTCGTTCATGTGACCGACACCAGCGGTCTTGCGGATGCGCTGCCATGCCTTCTTCCAGTTGGGCGCGTGGACCGGGCCGTGGTCGGGATGGCCGGCGATGAGTTGGCCCAGTCGCGGCGTGATCGGGATGATGCGGTCGGTGCCGGTCTTGCTGGCCTCCTGCCGCACATGGATCGCGCCATCGCGGAAGTCGCGCCAGTCGAGCCGCATGATCTCGCCACCGTCGGCGCTCGGCCGGATGCCGGCGTAAAGCAGCACGGCCACGCAGCGCGTCTCTTCTGGCGTGTTGCAAGCGGCCAGCAGCGCGTCAACCTGGGCGGCGGTGAGCAGGTCGGGGCTGGCATCCCGGTGGTGGCGTTCCCGGTGGGAAAGCACGGCTTTGACGTAGCGCGTCCGGTGGTCAATAGAGGATCGTTTCAGGTCGCGGCCCTCGGTGATCGCCCGCTCAATGGTCGGCGCGTCGATCTTGTGGCAGCGGGTGGCGAGGAACCACGCCGGCAGGTAGCGCCAGAGGTTTTCGACGTCGCGCAAATAAACCTCGCTCCACCGTTCCTCGTTGCTGGCCGTGGCGCGGTCCAGCCGGGCTTTGAACGTCTCGGCCGGGCCGGTAGCCTGCGCCCGTTCCGCGGCCTGTCTGGCGGCATCCAGGAGGGAAATGCCCGTGCCTTCCAGAATGCGTTCCGCCTCGGCCGCCTCGGCCGCGAGGGTGGCCGGGATCAACGCCCCGCGTAGCCCGCTGCCGTAGGTCGACCGTAGCTTGCTGGCGAACTTCTGCGCTGGTGCTTCCGTGGCAAACGTCTTGCGGTGACGTTCCCCGTCCGCGCTCAGATACGCGGGCACGTTGACAACCCAGCGTGAGCCTGCCTTGTAGGGGTCAAAAACGGGGATTTTTGGCATGTGGCAATCTGCCATCCCTGAGCCACTCTCTCAAGTGGCAAATGTGGCACAACGCAGCGCGCTTGGATGTTTTTAACCGCACGAAACCACCCGGAAAGGCCCGAAAATACATACCCCGGCATGGATTCGAACCATGGACCGTTTGATTAAGAGTCAACTGCGACCCTTTATGGAATAAAGGATTCCGGGCCATGAGGCGGAATGTGGCACATAGGTGGCACAACGCGACAAAAACAACTCAACCCCAGAGGGTCAAGGCAAGGAATAAACAGTCGTGATTTTCCCATCGATATTGATGGACCTTGATTTGAGTTTCCCCTCATTGGATCGACGCAGGAGGTGGGCGCGGATGGAGGCCAGTGTTCGTGTGCCGCCAGCCTTCACATGCTGCTCATAGGTCATTTTAGCGGTGAACTCATCCGGTCTGATTACATCCTCGGCAAGCTCGGCCAGGATTGCGTCGATGCCGCTCACAGCGGCCCGTGTGGACTTATCCAGTCGTTGCCCTCTCTTATGATTTGCCATGCGTTCCATTGGGATGTTTTGGTGTTGATGATGCCGTAGAGAAAACCGTTCCGATGGCCCAGTTTGGCAGGTTGACGGTCGGAGTAGGTGAGCCGCGTCAGGTCGGCCAAACAACCGACCGAGAAGGATCGCCCGCCGTCGATGTGCCTGGCCACATGCTCATCCGGTTTGTGAACGTGGCCGTGCAGACACTCGCCCCAGTGATCGAAATGAGCCTTGGCCGGATACATGGTCGATCGAAAACCGTGGATCAATTTGGGGCCACCTTCCGGCAGCCTTAGAAACGAATTCACACGGTATTCAACGAACTTGATTTTCCGGCGCGTCAATTCACGCTCCACGGTGGCGACCAGATCGGCGCACCGCTCGCGGAGGATGCCGTCGGCACAATGGATGGCGAGTTGGTAGATCCGGTCGTCGTGGTTTCCGAGCGTGAGGTAATGCGGTTTGAAATCATTCAGGAACTCCAGGCCGGCAACAAAGTCATTGCTGATGCCGTCCGCTTTTTCCTCCTGTGAGGCGCCGCGGCGAAGTGGGGAAAAGTCCCAGTTGTCACCAAGGTGGATTCGGTAATCCGGCTTCCACGTTTCGGCAAATTCCAACAACTTCCGCCGCGATTCGTCGCAAACCAGATGGCCGTGGTTGTCTGCAGCGACAAGGAATTTTTTGAATTTGCTCATGGCATCATTTTCTTTCTCACGTGTTCCCACGCCGGGTGGAAGATGTTGTCGATGCAACGCACCAGAGACTCCTCCTCAAAGGTCTTGAGATAGCTCAGGCCGGCGATGTCGAGAGAGGCGTGGAGCATTTCATGGCGGAGCGTTTCGCGGAGGGTTGATGTCTTGTGCAGCGTCTTGGGAGCAAGGGTGATCAACCGCTCGTCCGCGTGGTATTCGCCCCACGAATCCTGATCAGGATCGACACGCACGGTGATTACGCGCCCGCCGATGGTGATTTGGTTTGGAAACTTCGCTGGCATGTCAAACGGTGAATCGGATGCGGGATCGGACTTGAGTGGTCCGGCGTGTTTTGAGCCACACACTGCCGCCCTCCCTGCTCCCGGCGTGGTCGGTGTTGCCCTCCACGGACTTGAAATGCCCGGTGTCATCAGGCACGCTGACGGCGATGCCGCAATGGGAAAAGTTGAAGACGATGATGTCTCCGGGCTGGATGTCGCGGTGTGGCTGCTTTTTGGTGTGTGTTGACTTGTCCTGCGCCAGAGACCATGCCTCAAGCGCCCATGCACCTGCTGTGGTCGGCCGGCGGAAGGTTTCCGTGAATGCCACGCCAGCGGCCTTTGCCGCCTCTCTCACGCACCAGCAGACGAATGCCGCGCACCATGGCCACGGTTCATGTGGGGGAAGGTTGGTCGCCGCCTTGAACTCGTCGACGCGGGGGCCGCAGTTCGTCGCGTCGATCTCCTCCACGCCAATTTCAGCCTTGGCGACAGGGATGATATCCTGGGCGAGCTTGCTCATTTGCTTGAGAGAATTTGGATGGCCCTGCCAACCTGTTCACCGGATGCCGTCCATGTCCTCGTCCCGTCAGGTGCGACGGTGAGGGTGCATGATGTCAGACAAAAGGTTGCAAAAAGTGCAATTAAACCGAGAATATGTTTCATTGGCGTGGGAAAGAGAACCGCGCGAACATCCGCGGACTGGCCTCGACGAATATGGTTTTTTGCAAGCTGGAATTCCAATTTGCAAGGTTGACCGATGTCTGGGGGACGAACGGCACCACGGTGATGTTGACCGGTGAGGAATGGCCGGCGGCGTTGACAGCCGCCACCGTCAATGTGCTGCGCCGGTCGGTCGGGAGATCGAGCGTGGCGCATGGTTCATGCACCGTGGCGAGGCGTTCGATGCCGCGGAAAATTTCCCAGTGGGTGACGCGTTCGTGGTAGGGAGGATGGTCCCATGCCAGCTTGCATTCAGCGCCTCGGGCGCAGCCGTGGATGAACCCGAGAATCACGATCACCCAAAACAGCAGGCAGAGCGGCCCCAGCCAACATTGTTCGGCAATCCCGCGAACGCGGGTTTCCTCGTCATCGTCTGAGGGTTCGGGTTTCATTTCTTGTAGGAACTCCCGCCGAACATCCGCACGGCCACGTGAATCGTGTGCCTTGTGTGCCACGGCACGCCGAGGTTGAACATCGCTTCTAGAAACAGGAAATCGGCCTCTTCCCGGTCGCAGTCGAAATACATGGTCGAGGTCCGCGAATAGAGGTAGTCATGCAGCAATGCCGCCGGGAAATACTCGCCGAACGGCTGAAGGATGTTCCAGAAAATGCGCGGGATGCTCGCGCCGTCCGTCTCAAATCCGGTCGGGATTGTCACCGTGCCGAAGCTCGTCAATGCCCGGTAGTAATGCACCAGCCGGAAGACCCTTGAACCGCCACGCATACCCGCGTCACGAAGGATCAACTCGTCTGGGAAGTGGAAGCTCATGGTTTGCTGGATGCTTCGGAAAGGTATGCTTTAAGCGCGACGAATCCCGCGCCCTGCGATCCGACAATGAGGGTGATCCATTCCCAATCGGTGACAGGCGGGCGGGCGCTTGCTCCGACGAATGCCGCGCATGTGCCTGCGGCGTAGTGGCAGAACGCCTTGAGGCAGTAGAGCATATGGTGGGTGGTCATTCTTTCGTTGTCCGGTATTTCGTTTCCCAGTCGCCACCGCTCCACATGATGGCGATTTTGTGCGACATCAGTGTCGCTTCTTCCCTCAACTCCTTTATTTCTGTGGTCATATCACCCATGTCCTTTGCCATGCTCTTTTGCTGGAAATGGTTTGCCACGAGCATGCACAAGCCAGCAAAGGCAAGTGGCGCGATGACTTTGCCTATCAGCATTACCGCCTTAGCGATCAGTGAAGTCTGCACCTGAAAATCGTGGTGGCGTTCGTCAGCTCGTGTTTCGTGTTCGGGTGGCATGGGTGTCAGGGTGGGCGGGGAGAGCTTGTTATGGGAGAGTGGGGGCGGTGGGGCATGGCGGTTATTACAAGATCATATTATTTGGCGATCCAGCCGGTGTTCCCGGTGCCGGATTCCTTGAAATAGTGAGACGTGCCAGCGCCGCCATCGGTGCGGCGGTAGGTTGAGCCGACCGGCGCGGCGAACACGCTTTCCGGGCTCCCCGTGCCGCGAAGCTCCACCGGCTCGCCGGATGCGTAGTTACCGGAAATGGTGTTGGCCGCTCCGGCGGTGGTCACGCTGATCGTGTTCGCACAGTTGTTGCCGGTCACAGTGCATCCCGAGCCTTGGACCTGGATGCTCGCGCCGGTCGCGCCGCTGACGTTGTTGCCGACGACGATGGAATCCGATTGGACCTTGATCCCCACCCCGGCGGAGACCCCGACAACGCGGTTCCCGATAATCGTGTTTCGGGTCTGTCCGGCGGTGATGAAGTCAATGACAGTGCCAGTCGCCGCGCTGCCGTCAACCTTCGTGCCAACCGTCGAGAGATAGTTTCCAACGATGGTGTTGTCGTCGCAAAGCACGCCGGTTGTGGAAATCGCGCCGTAGGCCGAGCGAATGTCGTTGCCGATGATGCGGACATTTGAGGCACCGTTGAAACCAATTCGACCGCCAGTGAAGGTGTTGTTGGAAATCGTCGAGTTCCCGTCCACGCGCACCGCGTCGGTCGAGTAGCGGTTGCTGGTCATGGTGATGGTGTTTGAGTCCAGAACACCCCACGAAAGACCCACGACGGCAGGTGCTTCGCCGAGGAAGGTGTTTCCTCGAATCACCGCGTCTCGCGGCGCGTCTCCGTTCAAAAGAATCGCGCCTTGGCTTTGCGGGTTGCACCCCTCGAACCGCGAGTTTTCGATGCGGATGACGCTCTCGTTTCGAGTTCCGCCGCCGGTGAACGTCGCCGAGGCGCGGGAGATCGCCGCGCCGGTCACGGAAAGGGTTAGGGAGTTGCCGAGCGTGCCGACCGGAATCGCGGTCAGGAATAGCACATCAGGAGCTCCGGTTTCGCCGGAGGGTGTCGCCCACGTTGCGTAGGCGTCCGGGTTGATGAGCGTGCGCCGGTCCAATCCATTGATCGCGTAGCCGAGGTTCGCAACGGTTTCGGCGCGGGTCGCAAAGATCGGCACTTGGTTCGCGGTCGGCAAGTCAGCAACAGCGATGATGTAGCTATTGGCCGCAAGATCGCCTGTGATGTCGATGGCCGCGCCCCCGTTGGTTTCGGAAAGCTTGAATGTGCTGCCGCTGGAGTCTCGGACGTAGTAGGTCGTCCACTCGTTGACCGGATTGCCGCCGCCGCCTTGTGATTTGTGGATGATCTGGACCGCCGTGTTGTTCGCGAACCCCGCCCCTGTGCTCGTGAAAACGTCGGTGGATGCCGAAGCGGTGATCGCCTGCGCGACAACCGAAAAAGTGTAAGTGCGGCCATTGACCACGACGGTATCGCCGGCGGTTGGATTTGCGGTAAAATTAACCCGGTTCGTTGCCTGCCCGAGCCCGACGCCGGACACGCCGGAATAGACGTGGAGGCCGCGGTGGCAGTTGAAGAATTCGCAATCGCGAATGATGAGTCGCTCACCCGAGCAGTCGATTGCACCCTGGCCTTCCGCACCGGTTTGAACTCCGTCTTGCGAGTCCCGGTAGCGGTTCCAGCCGACGTTCGTGAACCGGCATCGCTCGATGACAGCCCAGCTCGGGTTGTGGATCGCCTCGCCGCCGATGTCCACGAATTCGCAGTCGCGGACGAAGATCGTGGCGGCGTTGATCGGGTAGCCGTTCACATCGTTCGGGTCGAGGTCGATGGCCTCCTGCGATCCGTCCTTGAATTTGACCCGCTCAACGGTCAGCAGCGTCGCGTCCTTTTTTGTGTCGATGATCTCGGTCTCGCTGTCGTTGTAGGGCGTCTCAAGCCGCTGCCGGTTGCCGTCGAGCGTGAGGTCGGCGAATCGCACGTTGCGAGTCGCCGTGAGGTTGATGAATGGCTGCGCGGCGCAGGCGTCGGACTGTTTAAGAATCGTAACGTCGATGCCATCGCCGAGGATGGCCATGTTGCTGAACAACTGAAGGCAGGGGCGAGGGCCGCCTTGCGAGGTCGTCGAGCCGGTGGTTCCGGCGTAGGACGGAGACCACGGGATCGAGCCGGTCCCCGATGATGTCGAGCCGGTGAAGAGATAGGTGCCCTTCGGGAAGTAGAGCACACCGCCGGTGCCGTCGCCGATGGTGAGAGCAGCCGCTTGAATTGCTTGGGTGTCGTCCGCCACGCCGTCGCCGACCGCGCCGAAATCTTTGACGTTGACTACGCGCTGCGGGGTGTAGCCGAGGGTGGATTGTTTCGCATCGAGCGCGGTTTGGGTGGCGCTGCTGATCGGCTTGTTGGTGTCGCTGGTGTTGTCCACGTTGCCGAGTCCGACCATGCCCTTGGTGATGCCGGAGACGGTGCCGGTGAAGGTGGGGTTGGCGAGTGGCGCGTAGAGTCCGGAAACGTCCGCCGCTTGCAGGAAGCTGAGGTTGGCTTTCCACTGGCCGGGACTTGTGATGTTGCTGCCGTCCTTGGCCGCCGGACTGACGGTTTGTGCAACGGAAATGGATGCGGTGAGCAGGAATGTGAGCAGTGTTTTCATGTTATGGGAAAGGTGTGGTTGTTGGGAGGCCGATGCCATCGACTCCGAGGGAGAAATAGGCGGTGTCCGCGCTGTTGCGGGTGATGGGTCTGCCGTTGAGCAGGAAGCGCGGAATCCATGCGGTGCCGCTCCACTGCCACCATGCGGTGCTGGCCTTGCACCATTGGCCGAGGTGGGTGGCGGTGAGCGTTTCGCCTGTTGCTGTTACGGTGGTGGGGTAGCCATTGTAAACTCCATCATCCGGCCAGCCCGTGTCGGGAACGTAGGTTCCGTCTGAGTCTGAATAAAGACCAGAACCGCTAGCGTCGAAAGCTAAGACAAACCACGCAGCACCAATAAAACGAATAGAGGTGTAAGCGACGACACCATGATTGTTGGCTATGGTGTCACCATTGCTTGACCAAGACTTTCCCCAAATTGGATCGTCGAGTTGCTGCAAAACGGTTGCTACGCCACCCGGGATGCTTGCGCCGGAAATCGTCATTTCCGATTTTCCTCCGCTGTTCGGATCAGCCCCCGCTGCCACCGCGCCGCCGGCAACATCATCCCAAACGGTGTCGTGGTCGGCACCACTGGCCTTGACGAGCACCTGTCCGGTGGTGCCGCCGGCCGGCACACCTTCGCCTGGATCGCCTTGCGGCCCGCGGCCACCGGTCGTGAGGGTGTAGTTAGACGATTCGCCGTTGGTCGTGATGGTGACTGAGGTGGCCATTAGGAATGCGGGTCCGTGGTTATTTGGTGCGTGCCGGTGATGCGGTTCTTGTCCACCACGCCATCGGCATCGGTGGTTTCGATGGCCCATGAGTAGGTGCCGGCGTCCAGAGTGATGGCGTAGGACTCAACCGTGAATTCCCATGCGTAGGCCGTGGCGGTGGTGATCGTGATCTGGCTGGCCTGGCTGTCGAGCGTGAGGGCCGCCGCACCGGATGGCGTCTTCCACGTCATGCGAACGCGCGACAAGGCGGCGGCGTATTCCGTGTCATCCGAGTCGGTGATGGCAAAGGTGAAGCCGCGCCAGGTCTCGCCCGACGCAACCGCTGGCAGCACGATGTTTTTGAGGGTGCAGGACATGTTAAAAGATTCCAACAACGGTGATCAACAGGTCGGTTATATCGGAACTGGTGAAGGTCAGGGTGCTTTCGGATACGGCGGTGGCCTGATCATTAGCCAAGAGGCAGATCGTTCCTGGGGAGATTGACCAAGAAGCGGTAGCTCCTGACACTGTGACCACTGCTCCAGCAGCATCGTTCTGGATGAGCAGGCCGGTGATAACACTAAGCTGCGGGATGTCCACACCCTCGACATCCAAACCGTCCCCGTCGTAAACAACCACCCCGCTGGTGGCGACGCCCGCGGTGGTGTTTGCCGATGTGGCCGCGGTGGTGATCCCGGTGCAGGTGCCGTTCTGGGTGGCGATGTTCAGCGTGGCATCGTTGGCCGCGTAAATCGGAAATGACAGGGTGCCGGGAGTGTAGGTAGAGGTCGCCTTGCGGGTCAGCACGATATTCGCCCCGGTGCCACTCACATCGTAAAGCGCGGTGATGGCGGCATTGGCGCTCACGCCGGCACGCAGGGCGGCGCCGAGCAGGCTAGCGGTGTTCAGCGCGGTGGTGACCGCCACCGTCACGGTGACCGGCGAGCCGGTAATTCCGGCACCTGTCACGATCACCTCGGCATTGCCGTTCCCGGTGATACCGGAGGCTGCGACCACCGTGGCCGTTTCAACCTGGCGCGTGCCGGCCACATGGGCTGTGGAACCGGTGGTGTCGTTCTCCAGCAGGTCCAGCACCAGATCGCTGGAACCACCGAGAAAAACGGCGCGCAGCGAATAGCCAACATTGGCGCCGGTGAGTCGCACCTGCGTCTGGCCGGTGCCGACCGTGACCGTGCCGGAAATGTTCGTGCTGGTCGGCGTGCCCACCGCCGAAAGACCATAAACCGCCCGCGCGTCTGAAAACGTAGCCATGCGGAGTGTTTCGCCCCTGCCGCGCGAATGTCAAAGCGGCACCCACTCTTGATTCCTCACGCGCAAATGCCCGCGATAGGCCGGGTCTTGTTCGTGGAATGCCCGCATGTGGTTGATCTTCCCGTCCGCTTGTCGTTTGACATGGTCGCACACAACGTGAGGCACGCAGGCGATCTTCACGCCCGCCGGGTGCCAGCGGTGCCAGCACAGGAATAGATCCTGCGTTCCGCCGCCATCGTAACCGGAAAAATCCGCCAGACTGAGCGCCCGCTTGCCAATGAGCGTGCAACCAAGCCCGCACCAGTCGGACGGGACCACGGCCCCTTCCCCGATTCCGGGATAGGCGAAATCCATCCAACCGCGCCGACGCCAGCCATGCTTGGCGGTCACCTCCCAAATGTTTCCATCCGGCGGGGATTGTTTCACCCGTTCGCGGAGCCGGCCCATGCGCTTGATTTCCTTTTCCCCGCCGCCGGACTTCAGCCGGGCTTCGCAGGCATCGAGGCAGGTTTTCAGGCGCGGTTTCAACTTCCGTTCGTGCGGCAGGAAGTCTTCGGCAATCGGGTTTTGCGGCGTGCCGAACCCGCCGAGAAACAGCCCGTTCGGATACGTTGCGGCGGCGACTTCATAGTAGGGAGTGCCATCCTCCCGCGGCATGGCCAGCGTCCACTCCAGCATCCGCAGCGCGTGTGGCGGGACGATGTTGTCACTCTCCACGCTCCACAGCATGTCGGCCTTGAGCTTCACCTTGGCATAATGGAAGGCGACACCTTGGAGCCGAGCGATGCGGAGCTGCGCCGCGTGCTTGTAGTCCTTGGCATCGTCTTCCATGCCCGCGAGGTGGAACGTGTGAACCTCCCAGTCTGGCGGGAGTTCGGACTTGATCGTCTCCTCCGCCTCTTTGGACTCCGGGCTGTCATCCGTCGCCAGAATGAAATGGGCGGTCTCCAGGTGGGCGGCGGCAACCGCGATGGATCGGACACACTGCGGCAGCGCGTGCATGTAGGATTTGGTGGCGGCGACGGCGATGGCGAGCATCACATTCCGTAGGTGTTTGAGGTTGAAATGTATTGTGGGATCTCCAAAACACACGGACCCTCAATGTATTCAAGGCACTTGAGAACCACCGGCTTGGTGAAAGTGGCTTGGTAGCGTGTCGGGGCGGAATGGTAAGTGGCATCCTCCCCGCTATCATGAAAGGCGACAAGAACGCCGGCAGGGACAACCGCGTCAACTGCGCCGATGGTTGTCCATGATTGCGTGTTCCGGGTCGTCTGGATGGTTTGGGCCGCGCCGGATGTGGCGAGTGACATCGCGCCCGAAGATGTGTTTGGGTCCGTGCTTGCCGTCGTCGTGACTGTCCATGTCGAGCTAACCACGCTGTCCGTGCCAAATATCATCGTCACTATCCCTGGCGCGGTGTCGGCGGAATTGGTGAGCTTGGGGAAAGTGGTTCGCTGTTGATAAGGCGCGGGGGCGTTGGTTGAAACCCCCGCCTGCCAATCAGGGAAGCCGGAAACCGTGCGTGCCGCGGATGCCGTCAGACCCAATCCCACTGGGGCATCACTGAACTGGGTGCTCACCGGGTTCCATCCGTTGATATCGCTCAAAAGGTAATTGATTTCCGCTGTCACCCCGCCATTGCGATTTGCCTCGCCAAAAGTGGTGGCGCGCGGAAACTGTTCATACACGGCCACGGTTTGGACTGTGGTCTTGTAAGTGATGTTGCTTCTCGTGACGGTGGCTGTCGAGTGTGCTCCCGCTCCAAGGCCAGTGGAGGTGGAAAGCGATGACCCTCCCCAGTCCGCGCTCGATGTGTGGCTGGAAGTAGTGATGCCCACCGTGAAATCCTGTTCGTAGTGCGTCCCCGTCGCGCTGCCACTGCGGTGCATTGTGGTGGTGAAGTCCGCGTAGGAAACCGTGTTGGAACTTGTTTTGTTCCAGTTCCGGGTGTAGGTGTTGGGACCGGTGCTGGATGTGACGGTCGTTTGTGTTTTCGCCGATCTTGTGGTATGGCTTGTCGATGATGGCGGCAAACACCCTCCATGGAAACTTGAAACGGTCACGGAGGTGAAATCATGAGACGAAGCATATCCACGGTTCGTGCCGCTCAGGTGTGTGCCTGTCGTGATGGTGAATACGGTCGATGCGGGTCCAGCCGGTGATCCTGACCAAGCACTGGATGCCATGACTTTCCGCGTGAACTTCGTGGAATCAACGCGCGACCCTGCCGTCACCGGTTGCGGCCCCGTGCCGGTGTAGACCAGCAGATCAAACCCCACCTGAGCGTGGTATTCCATCGCGGTGGTGTCCGGCGTGCCGGATGCCGTTTCGGAATAGGTTTCAGAAGTCAATGTGCTGGTTGTGTGCGAGGTGGTGCCTGCTGTCCTGCTCGATGTTGTGGTTGCCTCGGTGCTTGCCGTCGTCCTCCCGCCTGCCGTGAGTGAGGATGTGGTGTATCCCGCCGTCGTCACCGTAAGAGTAACCGGATTCATCTCCTCATCGTAACCATCGTAAGTCGAATACGATTCAGTCGTCGTGCCATCGATTGGCGTGTAAGTTGTCTCTGTGGTTACCGTCCGGTAGCGCGTGAGAGGCGTGGCCGAGTCGGCCGTGGTATCATTCCAACTTTCTGAAAAGCTGGTGTATGTTGTGTTCAGCGGCCAATCAATCGACTCGTAGCTGGATGAGCTTGCCGAGACTCCGCGCGTGGTGATGTCTTCGATGACTATCATGACCAGATATACCAAAGATCCTGCGCCGGCATGCCCGGCGATGGCGGGCTGGCCTTGTCCGTGACCAGCGCGATGTGCGGGGCCGCGGTCGGGTTGCCATCACCAATCGCCCGATACGCCCTGCCGTCGAGCGTGACAGCGAACAGTATCTCAAAGCTCGCGGGTGCAAGGCTGATCCTTGGTGACTGCGAAACAGGCGGTGTGCCATCCGCGACAATTTCAACCAGTGTGATTCGTTTGCCGTCCGTGCTGGTGCATTCCGCCTTCCAATAGGTCAGGTCTTTCGGCACCGTGATCACACTCATCATATTTGTCGGCATCATCGATGAGATGGACCCCGGCCAAACACGGCAATCATAGTTTGGATAGACACCGGAAACGGGAGTGCCAGTCCCGGTCATTTCGTAAATGTCCCATGGCTGAATTTCTGAAGCGCCCCCACCTCCACCTTTTTTCTTTGGGGTTTTGCGGTTCGCCAGCCGCGCGATGGCTTCGCGGATGGAATTCGCCCAATCCGCGCTGACGGGTTGGCCGGAACTCACGCGGGCCGGCAGGTTGATCGGGAGCTTGCTCATGGGGCTGGGGCGTAAATCCATTCCGGCCAAACCCCGGAAGTCCAGGTGAGGGAATAGGAATTCTGACCGCTGCCCAAGACCGAGATTTGTTCGGTCGCGCCGGTGAACAGCCAGGTGTGGCCGTCGGGTGCGCCGGGGTTTCCGGGTGGGGTGTCGATCTTGCCGAATTTCAAGAGAGTGGCGTTGCTGATCCCGCCGCGCCCGGTCGCCGACTTGGTCCATTCCGAAGTGGCGACGAGATAGGTGGTGTTTTCCCTTGTGACGATCAAATCGTAAATTTCAAGCGACTCCGCATCAACACCATCCACGATGACCTGATCGTTGTGCGAATACTTGATCGAGGTTCCGTCCAGGTAAGCCAAACCGTCCGAAGCGGCCTTGATCCCGGTGCGGATGCCGGTCGGCAGCGATAGGAAGTCAGCATGGTTGAAGATGGACTCTTCCTTGAGGCTGTTGTTCCGCGTGTAGACGATGGAGGAGTCGAACGAGAAATCACCGCCCTCGCCCAAATCAACGCCGCCGAAATCGCAGGTGATGGTGGTGATGCCGCCGGGTTCGTCGCGGGATGTCCACGAATGCAGCAACAGATAGCCGAACTCTGTGCCAGCCTGCGGGTAGAGCGAGATCAAGGTGGTCCCCTGCCTGAGCTTGGCCTGGATGAGCGGCTTGCCGACATCATATTTCCGACACGTGAATTCCATCGTCGCCGTGGTCTTCCCATCGGCATCGCGGACAATGGTCAGCGTCGGGCCGGGCCGCAGCGTGTTGGCAGGGATGTTGTAGAGCTTGGTTTCCATAAATTAGGCGAAACGTGACACACCGGACTCGTCACGGATTTGGGTCAACAGGGTGGTGTGCTTCTGCAGTTCGGGCGTGATGTTGTTCTGCGTGGTGGACGGGTCGGATTTCTTGCCGGGGAAGATCAGATCCTTGAGGCCAAACCCGCCTGAAAAGGATTCTTTCAATCCGTCAGCGATACTCTTCCCAAGTTGCTTCCCGATATCACTGATGATCCCGCTAAGCCCATCTCCCTCTCTGAAATAGGTGAACGTGTTGCGGATGAGACGGGATATCTCCTGAATCTTCGGACGCAGTTTTTCAGGATCGAATTTGTCGAAGAACGCATCCGGGCCGCCAGGGCCGCCACTGAAGTTGAAAAACTCTTCCATGCCGATGCTGACGAGGCCGCGCTTAAAGTTTTCAAAACGGCCGAGCGCGTCGCCCCATTGATCCAGCCTTGCCGCTCCACCATCATCACCCATGGCCTTTTTCAATCCCTTGACGTTGTTTTCCGCCTGCTTGGTGACTGCTGCGTAATCCTGAAAAAGCTTCAGTTGTTGATAACCTAGCTTTGCTCCAAATAGGTCCGCCATGATGCCTTCCACGTTGTCGAGAGTTGGAGCAACAATGGCCAGCCTTTGAGCAAGAATGTCAAATGCCTCTCCAATATCTTTTCCAACGATAAATTGCCCGTCAAATCCGAGTTTCCGCAACGCATCTACCGCCGGGCCTCCCTCCGTTGCCGCTTGCTTGAGGTTCATCGCAAAGCGGGAAACCACCGCGCCGGATTCCTTGGCAGATACCCCAGCCATGCGGAATTTCTCCTCAAGCACGACAAGGTCGGAAATCGACATGCCTGTGGCGGTGCTCATGTCAGTGAGGCTTCCCGCCCAGTCTGCGGTTTCCTTGATGGCATCTGGAATTGCCATCGCCATGCGACCCAGCAGGTCCGTCATCTTGTGACCCACCCGCTCCATTGCGCCGATCCCGATGCGGCCCAAGCCCTTGCCAATGCCGCGCGTCAGGTTGCCAAGACCACGGGAAACCGAAGTCCCGTCAAAGCCGAGTTTGAATGTGGTGCCGATCATGTGAATTCAGGTTCTAGGGTTGTCCAGTCGTCGCGTTCCGTGTGCTGGTTGGCGACAGCGTTCTGGAATCGCTGCCAGTCGGCGGCGTCAGGGTCAAGGTAGTTGGTCCAGTGAAGCATCCCGCCACGGAACACGGCGTCGGCGTGCATGACTTGAAGCACACGGGAAACTTCCCATTTCGTGATGACGGTGTGCGTGTCGAGTCCATGGCGGATGCAGAAGTGGTCTATGGTGGCGAGGAATCCGGGGCTGGCTGGCGAGGCTTTCCCCCCGCCTCGCTTTCCACGATGGCGGCGGCGATGGATTCCATGCGGGCGAGGATCTCGGGCTTGAGCGCGTCGATCCCGGCTTCGTGGTCGAGATAGAAGTCGAGCACACATCGAGCGCGGGCTTCGCGGCTCATCTTGCGCAGTTCGGCGATGCCGGCCCGGTCTTCCTTGGCGAGCAGCCACATGACCAGCACGCCCTCGCACAGGCCAGCCTGGTGGGTCTGGGTGCCGTCACCCTCGCCGGTAAACAGCGCGGTTTTGAGTTCGCGCAGGATCTCATTGGCGAGTGGTGAAAAAAACAACTCCACGCCGTCGAGCGTCATGGGGTTGCCGGTGTAGCTTCGTGATAAGAGGCATTCGCGTTTCATATGTTTTTATCCTTGGAGTCGTGAGAGAATTTCCCTGGCCTGCCATTGAGGGAGTCGGGCGTCGATCAGCGCGCGGCGGGTGTCCCTGCCGCTGCCTTCCTCGAAAAACAGTTTTTTGGAGGCGCCGCGGTATAGCTGGAAGCAGAGTTCCCGATTCCAGACGTAGGCCAGCACATAGGCGGCTTCACCCTTGGGTAGCGCGTTCACGAATGCCGGCACATCGTCCATACGGCGCAGGCCCGCGAGCCTGTGGCCCTGCTGCTCAAGGTATTCCGCGGCGAAGTCGAGCAGGTCGGCGCTGCGCTGGATGCCCTTGGGTCTGGCGCGGATGAACCGGCAGATGGCGGCGAATCCGTGATCCGCCGGCAGCGGTTGCGTGCCACTCCAATGGCCCAGCAGCGTGTCCACATCTTCCGTTCCATCCTCGGAATATTCCGCGAAGTTGTAAGACCCGTAGGGATGCGGGTGGCGATCCACGACGGAAACCGGATCGAGCACGTCCAGCGGAATCCCGCAGGCCATGAGAGCGGAGACCAGGTTGATGTCGCCAGAATGCCGGGAGCTGGTTCCGATGTAGGTGGATGTCATATCTCTTGTGACCCGATCAGGTCAGGGTGGCGGGGGAGTTGGTGGCAACGAAGGGATGGTAGACGCCGGTGATGCCGCCGCCTTCAAATCCAGTCTGGGTCGGCGAGAGTGTCGATCCGGTGACGATCACCGCGGCGTTGGCGTCGGGGGTCACATCAAGGTCTTCCGAGAGTTTCGCGCGGCTGTTGTTGGTCGCCTCGGCGATGGTCAGGACCGTGCCGACGTTGGATGCGAGTCCCGTCCCCTTGGTCTTGACGATGCCGTCGATGGAAACATCCTTGCGCTGGTTGTAAACCGCCATGCCGACGACACAGCCGATGTGGTCCGGCGCCTCCGCGGTATCCGCAGTGCCGGTGAAGGTGATGGTCCCGACCAGCAGGCCGGTGGCGGATGAGCAGTCGGCGAGGCCGTATTGGGCGGAGGAGAAAACGGTGGCTTTGGACATGGCGGGAGTGGTTTAGAGTGGAGCGGCGATGACGGTGAGCATCCAGCGGGACACGCGGCGTCCCTCTTGCGCCTCCGTTGTCGGAGCTGCCGCGCGAATGTCAAAGACCTCCCAAAAGTTGCGACCGGTGATCCATTCCACGGCGTCGAAGTTGGCCAGGATGTCGGTGAGGTCCGTCCGCATGATGCGTTCGTCCTCTTCCGGCGTGCCTTCCTGGTCCTCTGCTGCCGGGACGGTCTGGAGTTCGCAGGTGATTTCGTAGGTTGAAACGCCGTAGAGTGTGACATCTCCCTGTTCGTAAATCGTGCTCCCGGACTCCATGAACCCGAGAAACGGCGGCGAGATGTCGCCATCGTCGCCCATCTTGATGATGGACAGGTCAGCGAGGGAATCGAAGTCGACGCGGTGGTGTTCCACCCATTCGGCGAGAGAGTGCAGCAGGGTCATGGCTTTTGTTTCTGGTCTTGGCGTTTAAGAGCGGATGAATACCACTTGACGGTCTTTTTCAGACTCCACGCGATAGCACGCTTGGAATTGGAATCTTGCAGCACGTAAGCATCCGCAACATGCCGCGCCTTGTTTATGATTTCGGCACTTGGGCGCCACCCCGGGACCGGTCTGCGGGATGCCCCTAATTTTGCGTGCTTCTGGGCGTAGCCGAGAAAGTTCTTTCCGATATAGATACGATCAGAACCCTTTTGTGCGTTGGCAATATCATGACCCGCTCCGATCCACCCCCCCTTGGCAATACCAGCGGCCTTCTTGCGCTCGGTCATGGTCTTCTTGAAAATAGCCTCGGTCACGGTTGGTCTTTGGGATGCAGGCACCTTGCGCGTGTGACCTTTGCTTTTCCTCTGTGAATCAATCCAGTCTGACACTTCCTGCACTGATTTCAACGCGTTGGCATTTCTGGAGGATATCTTCTGAACGATATTCAAAACCGTGCGTGCTCCAGCTTCAATGGAGTTCCATTGTTGCTTTTTTGCCTTGGATGATCCTGTGCCGAAAACCTGAGTTGCCCCGGCTAGTTCACGGCAGGCTTGAACACCCCATCGACAAAGCGCCTGTGCGTTGCTATCTCCGAAATCACGGGAGAATCGCTTCAGGCTTCGTTCCAGCTTGGATCTGTCGATGGATGCCGTGATCATGCTTTTTCCACATGTTCCAAGGTGATGGTCGTGAAGTCAGCCCCCTTCCGAACGCCTTCCACGCGGAATGTCTGGCTGCGGGCGGTGGCGGTCTTCTTGAGGATGCTGGTGGCTGGCATATCCGCCGTGCGGCAAACCGCCGTGAGCGTCTTAGAAACCTCAAAGCCGCCACTGGAGAAGTCCTTTGAATCGTCCACTTCCGCCAGGACACAGGACAGCGAGGTTGCGCCGATGGTGACGGTTTCCTCACCGATCATCGGAAACGCCTGTTCTGCCATGCTGCGGACGAAGGTGGAAACGATGGACATGCGCTAGGCATCAAGCCTGTGGCACGAATGTCAAAGCTCCGGGGCGGCGGTGGTCGCGGCGTCGTGGCGATAGGTGTGCAGCACGGCATCGATATGGTGAGCGGTCCTCGCCCGCTTCCGCGCCTGCTTGCACCAGACCAGATCCTCACCGTAGTTTGACTCACCGAACAGGCAACCCGCGATCACGTCACGGCGCCACGCGCAAACATGCCACGGGGCGCGCTTGATGGTGCGACCATCCCTGAATACGTTGTCGGGGTTGTTGATGCCGAACTCGATCTGGCACTCCCGGCCGTTGTAAATGGCTTTTTGGCGGAACGTGATCACATCCGCGCCGGTTTCCGCCGCCGCCAACAAGCGGGCGATGTAATCGCCGGAAACTTCATCGTCATCATCCACGAAAGCAATGTATTCACCGCGGGCGATGTCCACCAATGCCTGCCGCTTCGCGCCGATGCTGCGCTTCCTGTTGTCGCAGAAAACAAGGTGCTCAACCGCCGGATGGTTGCCGAGGCTTTTTTGCAGTGAGGCGAGCTGGCTTTCCCTTCCGGGAATTGTCGGAGTTAGAATACTGAGTTTCATGTGGTTTCTTTCTGAAAATGCGCTCGTAGTTCTCCGCAAAGGTCTGCGGGTTGACGGGTCTCGGTGATGATCCTTTGCCTGCGCTCATGGTTTGTTTTCGTTGATCCTGATCCAGCACCGGCCGTGCGTGCCAACCTTCCAACCGTGCGCCTCCGCGTGTTCATCCACGGCCCGCCTGACATCGTCGAACGGGTAATCGTGGCCGGCGATGATCCCGCCCGGCTTGACCTTGGGAAACCATGCGGCGACATCGCGCACCACCGAGTCGTAATCGTGAGCGGCGTCGATGAACACCCCGTCGAGAGAACCATCCTCAAACAAGGCCGCGGAGTCCGCACTGTCACCCGTCACCGGTGATATCATGTCCGCCACCCCTGCCGCCGTGATGTTTTCACAAAACTTGCCGAAGGTGGAACCGCCCAGGCTCTGCACGATTTCGATGTGCGCCGGTTGGTTCTTCTCGCCCTCAAACGTGTCCACACAGTGGACCTTCGCTTTCTTGCCCATGTCTTGAAGCCGTTGGCAGATGGTAACGGCGGACTGGCCCTGCCATGATCCGATCTCCACAAAAGTGCCTCCATCCGGCAGGCATTCCGCGATGGCATAATACAACGCCTTGTAATCGCACCACCCGTCGATCTCCGACGGCACGCGGATGCCTTCTTGCAGCCGGTTGAACGTGCCGGCCCCGGTTTGATAGTTCAGCGTGGCATTGGACCGCGCGTAGGTTTCATCCATCCGCCCCTTGCCGAACGCCGGGTGCATGTGCTCGAAAACGATGCGGTCCCTGGCGTCGATCACCACCCCGTCACGGAACGCACAGTGGGAGAACCAGTTGTCCGAAAACATGCTGAAGAACTCCTTGTGGAAAAGGTCGCCCTGCTGTTTGTAGCGCGCCCGCGTGCAGATCGCCATGCACAGCAGGTCATCATTCCGGTGGCCGTCGCTCACCGCGAGAACCGCCGGCTGGCTGGTGTCTCCGATGGTGTCGAGGATCGCCGTGTCCCACCCTTGGAACGGCGCGAAGTCGTCCGAAAGCTGGACCAGCACCTGACCCTTGCTGACCTTGGCCGCGGCATTCCACGCCCCGACCGGGCCGACGGAATCCTTGCTGACCACGCACCGCGCCACCACCAGCGGCATGCTCGTTTCGTCGTCCGCATCGATGGCAAAAATATGTTCGATGGCATCGGGATTGGTTGCGGAGCGCAGCCAGTCCATCCGCGTCCGCCATGCCTGTGCCGGTCGTCCCCTGGTCGCGTGCAAAAGACTGATTTTGGCGCCGTTTCGGATAAAATGGTTAGTTTCCAGCGCATCCGCTTCCTCTGACCTGTTGTTGACGCGCAGGGCGGACGCACGCAGGCTGATGCCAAGGCTGCCGTAGTAGTTGCGCCGAAGGTTCCACGGCGCGGCACGCGGCAAGGTGAGGCCCATCATGGCCTCGGTGTATCCGAGCGCGGCTTTCGGGTCGGTGATGATATTGGCTAGGCCAAGCTCGCCGTAAGCCTCACGCCGGGTCGGATCGGTGGCAAGCGCCTGGAGCAGCATCGCCTGCTTGGTTTCATCATCGCTCGCCAGCCGCGCGAGTTGGAAAAACGCCTCGTAACGTTCATTGGTCCCCACGCCCTCAAGTTGGGCGAACTCAACGGCCTTGGCGATCGCCTCGGCGTTGCGGTCGAGCGCAATCAGGCTTTGGAAAACGTGGAACTTCTGCGAAATGGTGCGGTCCGCTTCGGGGATGCTTTCGAGAATACGCAGGTTGCGCTCATCGCGTGACGCGCTGCGCTTCTCACTGGCGTGGACAATCTCGGCGCCATCGAAACGCATCTGCTTCGCACCCTCGCGGAATTTCAGGCACTCATGGATGGGATTCTCCCACCGTGCCGAACCTTTGCGCCAGATCCGCTCGCGCCAGTTGATCACGCCGTCTTCCGGCACCACGTAACGCATCAGCACCCCGTCCACATCCTTGTCGTGGATGTCGTCGATCAAGCGGCGGATCTGCTCCACCGAATCCGGCGTGATGATATCATCCGTGTCCGCCCACATCAACCAATCCCCGGTCGCCATGTCGCACGCCATATTCCGGGCGGCGGCGAAGTCATCGACGTGTGGCCAATGTCTGCCGTTGACGTTCCGGTAATTCGCCCACCGGCAATTCCGCTCCTCAACGATCCGCGGCGTCCGGTCAAACACCTGATTGCCGATGGCGGAAACCACGATCACCTCATCAGCAACCGGCCCGAAGGCATCCAGGAATCTCCCGATGTGACTCTCAACATTGCCAGCGATTACGCACAGACTCAGTTTGTTTCTCATTTCTTTATGCAAGTTTCATGCAACTGCCAACTCTTTGCAATAACAAAACCGCCGCACCCGGTTTCCCAGATGCGGCGGACCATGAAACGAACCCAGCAGAGAAGGTTACGGTTTGGTGCCGAAGGCGAGGCCGAGGGTCAAGCCGGTGGCGGTTCCATAGAGGCACTCGAAAGCACCATACATGGTTCCGGTCGCTTGGTTGAAGCTGCGGCGATAACCCATCACGATGCCGGATGGATCGGCAACGCGCTCGGTGGCGAGATACTCGCCGGCGGCCTGCGGCTCAAGGTAGCGCATGGCGACCATGATGGCATCCGGGTGAGCGGCGAACGCGACGAGCGAGGTCGAAGCGGTCGGCATGATGTTGGTTTCGTAGGTTGGGAAACCAATGAGCTGGCCGAGCGTGCCTTGGCGGGCGGCTTGGTTGTCACCGATGGAGTAGGCTTGCAGCACGTTGGTCGAGCCGAGCAGCGAAGCACCCACGACGGTGTTGTGAATGAACGAGCAGACGCCGGGGGAAACGTCCACGTTGCGGCCGGCCAGCACCTTGCGAAGCTCGATCAGTTCCTCCAAACCGTAGTTGGTTTCCAGGGTGGTGATCGAAGCGGAGCCGAAGTTGGTGGTGGTGATGAGCTTCCAGATGTTCTCAAGCACGCGCTGTCCGAGAGCGCGGCCGGCTTGCGCGGCAAGCTCGTCGAATCGGGCGCCGGACGAATTCGCGGATTGGAGATCCGTGATATCGAAGGTGACGATGCTGTGGTTGTTCAGGTTGACCGTGTTGTGGGTCACCGCACCACCGCCCAGCTGGTAGTTGGTGTTGGTGGCGTTGAACGTGGAAGCGGTCAGCGCGGAAATGAACGGGACGACAATCGCGTCACCCTTCTTTCCGGTTTGGTTGTCGAGCGACTTGGAAAAGGCGCGGAGCGGGGCGAGCGTCGCGGTAAAAGCCTTGAGCGACTCTTGCGCGAAGATGGTATCATTGAAGGCGATGGTGGCCATGGTGGTTTATTGGTTGGAGATCAGGGTTTGGTGAGAGCTTTGCGGATTTCCGCCTTGTTTTCGTTGTAGTATGCGGTGCGTTCGGCGCCTTGGAGTTTGCCGAGGACGGCGAGATGATCGACGGGGCCGCTCGTTTCGGATTCCGGCAGCGGCTCGGGTTGGCCGATGGCGGCGAGAATCTGGGTGGCTTCCTTGCTGGCGGATTCCTTGGCGGCGGCGATCTCCTCGTCCTTGGCGGCGAGTTCGGCCGCGGCGGTTTCCAGCGCGGTCTGGGCCGTGGCGAGTTGGCCGGCCACCGCTTCATGCGACTCGGTGAGTTCCGCAATCTTGGCGATGTTTTCCGCGATGGTTTGATCCTTGGCGGAAACGTCGGCTTGCAGGGATTCAATCGCGGCCTGGGCGTTGGTCAGATCATTGCGGAGCGAATCGGTGTCGGCGATCAACGCCTCGATTTCGGATTCGTTTTTGCCGGGGAATAGTTTGGTGAGCAAACTCATATCGATGGAAATCGGGGTTGTGGCGCGAATGTCAAAAATTTCGTCAGCGAAGCCTGCGGCGACGGCATCCTTGGCACCCATCCATGTTTCCTTTTTCATCATGGCGCGGATGTCCTCGATGTCCTTGCCGGTGCGGTCGGCGTAGATGGCGGCGATGTCCGCCGAGATGCTATCAAGAAGGTCCGCGGCCTTGCGGAGTTGCTCGGCATTGCCGCCCACGACATTGGAGGCATCGTGGATCATCATGCGGGCGTGCGGCACCATGCGGATGGTGTTGCAAGCCATGGCGATGACGGATGCCATGGATGCGGCCATGCCGGTGATGGTGGCGGTGACTTCCACACCACGCTCGCGCAGGCTCTTGATTTCCTGGAAGATGGTGTAACCGTCAAAGACACTGCCGCCGGGGCTGTTGATCTCGATCTCAAGCGTGTCCACCGCGTTTTCCGCGGAGTTCATGATGATTCCGAAATCCGCGCCCTCTGCCGCGGCGGTGGCGCCGAACAGCTTGCCGATCTCGTCAATCATCCGCTCGATGGCGGGCTTGGAAACGACCTCGTTGAGCCGCAGCTTGCCGCTTTTGTTTTCAATCGTCAGCATCTTCATCGTCTTGGGTGGTGGTTGGTGGTTCCGGCGGCTCCGGTTCTTCTGCCGGTGGCTGTGCCGCCATTTCGTTGGCCGTCTGCATGAACATCTCGCGGTCTTCCACGGTGATGTCCACGCCATGCGCGGCGTTGAGTTCTTCCGATATCTTGCGGGCCTTGTATTTGCGCTTCCACACCGAGCGGGCGCGGGCGTCATAAAACTCGTCCTCGGTCAGGCCGCGGGCGCCGAGCACTTCGGACAGATTGCGCGAGCCAGTGACCAATTCGTCGAGTTCCATCTTGGACTCCCGGCCATCGTCCACGGTGAGACGCGGCGGATAGCTGAATGTCCACGCCGTCGGGTTGTTGAGCGGGGTAAACCGGCCACCCTCCGCGAAGACGGAGTAGGCCCATGCGAACGCACGCTTCGCGGCATACCAGAGCTGGCCCTGCCGCTTGGTGACGAAGCGCCGGCACTTCATGATCTCGCCACGCTCCGCCGTGCCTTGGCCGGCACCTTTCCAGACGGAATAGGACCACACCGGGACGATGGCGTCACGGTTGAGGCGGTCTTGGAAAGCCTCCCACACCGGGCCGGGGTTGTCGTGCTTGATTTGCTCGATGCGCTGGTTGCCATCGGCAGGTAGATACATGACACCGCCGGGAAACGCCTTTGATGAGAAGCCCGCCGCCCCTTGATCCGTGGTCCGGTCCAGTTCGGTCATGGGGTCATCTAGGTCGGGCGCGCCGGTGTCGTTGAAAATAGTGAGGTGCAGGCGCGAGATGATCTGCTGGCGGATGCGCTCGTCCTCGGTCGAGAACAACGACATCTTCAGAGATTCCAGCGCATGGGTGAAGGCCGGGAGACCGCGCCCCTGCTCGCAGTGGGTCGGGTCAAACAGGTGGATCACATCAGAGGCCGGGATGTCCTGGAACACCTCCTTGTCCACTCCGACGTTGAAGCGATAGGCGGCCGGCCTGCCGCTCCTGAAATAGATGATGCCGTCGTTGATCCGGTAGCCGGCGAACGGCCCGGAATTGACCACATTCTCGGTGCCTGTGTTGTAGCACCGGTGCGATGGGATGAGCTGGATGCGCGGGAAACCGTCCGCACCTTTCACCATCAGCCAGAAAATTTCGCCATCGCGGTCGATGGCGACGGATGAGAGTTCCAGCACCTTCCACCAGTCGAAGATGCCACCGCGGGTGTCGCACTGCGGCAACCACACATCGGTCATGAACTTGGCGACCGCCTTGCCCTTCTCGATGTCCTGGCCGGCGTAGGATGGCAGCCATGCCTCGCCCACGGCGTAATCCGCTTTTTGCAGGATGCACGCGCGCGGCACGCCCATGTTCATGAACAGCCGGTTGCTCAAACTGCACAACGTGCGCCGGTCATGTGACGGGATGAGACGGTCAATGTCATCATTGCGGACGGCATACTGCGGGCCGCGACGATACGAACGATCCGCCGCATGCGCGAACGTGTAGGGGTTGCCGAATTCGTTGAGGATGGCCATGGCTTAGAACGTGGTGAGCTGCGTGCTTGAAATCGGAGAACCGTTGTCGAGACACAGGACAACCCACCGCAATACCTGCAACCGCTGGCCATTGGTCATCGCGGACTGGGCGGAGAACGTCTGCCCGTTGATCGTGGCGGATGTCACCCGCGCGGATGCGTTCGGGTCCGTGGCGATGCTCAATGCCAGCGACGCGAACTCGGCGCGGATAGCGGCACTCGCCTGCGCGTCACACTTGACCGCGGAGTAAATGGTGTTCCCAAGGCTGGCGACGTTCACGCCGATGGAGTCGCCGCCATGGCGCGAATGTCAAACTACCCGTTGCGCTTCACCGGGTTGGGCAAAGCCGTGTGCTGCGGTCTCTCAAGCAACCGCTCGACACGCGCCAGCAGGGCGTTGGTCCGCTTCACCCTCGCGCAGATGATCCAGACGAAGATCGGCTGCATGATGACGGCGAAAATAAAAGCAGCGGCGGCGATCAGCAGCACCAAGGCGGGAGTGGCAAGAAGGAACTCTTTCATGGTGGAACACATTAGCACGGTCATTCCCCGCTGTCATCAAAAACCCGGAACGCCAGCGCCGCCCCGACTTGATAGCACATCGTGTCCCATAGGTGGTTTGCTTTTGAACCTGGGCGAATCCAGACCGACTTTTCCTCGCCGGTCTTCGGGTGTTTTTCCACCGTCCGTCGCTCGCACTTCATGTGGTTCTCAAACGGCTTGGAAACATCGGCGGGGATCTCAATCTGGTCGCCGGCCTGCATCATGCGGGCGAGGACGTCCTTGATAGGGTTGGACGCAAGGAAGATGAACCGGGCCACGCCGCCAGACTTGGCGCGGGCGCGTTTGATGGGTGAATAGAGCTTTTCCACCGGCTTCCCATTCGCCCCTTTGTGGACAAAAAACCGCTTATTGCCCTCCCCCTTGATCCCGGTCCACCCATATTTGACGCACAGGTCGAGGATGCGGTCCTGCTCGTAGCCGATGTCGATGAAGGCGTGAGACGCCTGCACGTTGTAGCGCGAGACGATCCCGGAAAGATCCGCCTCGTCGCGGCCGTCACTTGGCACATAGCCCTCCCACAAAACCCGGCACACCCCACCCTGCCGCCACCCGGCGATGGTCATCCAGAAGTGGTCGCCGCCGGCATCAATCGTGGCAAACCGGCGGACCTCGCCCTCAATCGGCTTGCCATCCTCGTGATCCATCTTGGTGAAGCCGTTGCGCGTGATGAGGATTTCCGAATCCGCCATGTCATCAGACCAGAACTGCGCCCGGCGTTTCTGACGCCACTGACGAAGTTTGTCGGTGACGCCCTGCTTGGCAAGGCGCGAGGCTTCCAGAAACTCCAGCACCTCCTGCGCCCAGGGAATCCACCAGATCGCCAGCGAATCGACATGGAAACCGCGGCAGTCGCGCAGTCCGATGGGATTGGTCGAGATATACCCAAGCCCGCCGTTGTCCATGTTGGAGGATGCCAACATCCGCCGGGTCTGCACATCGTCGCTGTATTCCTTGGCGCATCCCCTGCACCTCAACCGCGCCGTTTCCGCTGTGGCCTGGTCATCAATACTGCCGTCCTCGCGCGTGATCGTGTCGAACTTGACCCACTCAAAACTGAACGGTTGAGCGTCGCCGCACTCGCACTTCCACGAAAACTCGGCCTGATCGGTTTTCTTCCACTCCAGATGAAACTCGCCGTCGGCAACACCACCCTGCGATACGAGAAAAACCTTCCGGTTCCAGCGGTTGTGATGGCGGGCGAGGAATTCGCGCAGGAGTCCCTGCTTCCACGCCCACACCTCATCGCCATACAACCATCGCACCGACTTCTCTTGGAAGTTGGAAAGGTTCGCGCCACCCAGCACAATGGGCATGTGAGGGAAGATGATTTCGAGCTTGCGGCTGGCGTGCCGGTCTTCCGGCCACAATCCGTCAAGCTGGCGGCATGATTTCATCGCCGGCTTGAGCCGGGTCTCCGCCCAGAACTTCGCATCCTCATCCGTCTGCGATGCGTAAAGCATCGGGCCGGGGTCTTCGGAAACGACATAAGGAATCAATGCCTCGGCCATCGTCGATTTTCCTGAACCCGTTGGCGCAAGAACGACAATCTCCCGCGTCTCGTAATCCCCCGCCTTTTCCATCGGAGCCTTCCACCACGGCGTCTGCTCAGGGTCAAACTTCGATGACCGCTCAGAGTTGGAAATCTTGACGTTGATCGACGCCCATTCCCATGGCTTCAAATCAGTGGGCGGGCGCAACCCGGCACTCACCCCAGCCAAGACAGCTTCAACCGCTTTGCTCATTCAGAAAAAGCGTTGATTGTGAGTCTGCCAACCTGCCGAGAATCTCAACGATGGACGAGCGCAGGATGGATTGGATCTTGGCCTCGCCCAGTCCGCTGAGTTGCGGCGGAAGGTCGGAGGTGAGCTTGAGCATCTCGGCACGGACGACCGAATAAACCGCAGTCATTGCCTCCCTCACCTCACCGGACGGGACCAGTTCACGCGTCTCCTGCTGCACGGCCACGATCCCCTTCAACGCCAGCACCTTCTCCTTGAGAATCTTGACGGTGTCGATGTCCTTGGCTTTGCGGATTGCCTCCTCGATTTCCTCAAGACTCTGCGCGGCCGCGGATTGCTCGT